TTATCAAACTTATCTGCAATTTCTTTGTGATGTCTTCCTTCAATAAACTCTGGCCACATCTCTTTGACAAAGGCCATAAAACTATTTTTAATTTTTTCTTGTTTTTCTTTTTGCTTTTTAAGCATATGCAGTTGTGCATATTCTTGTTGGCGTTCAAACGATAATGTTCGGGTAAAATCCTTCTCGAGATATTTCGGTTTCATAAAATTTTTGCAGAATTTTTTTCACTTCCGTTTTGGTTCGGTTTTGAAATTACCACAGATCTATGACTAAAACAAACAGTAAAGGGTATAGCATTGGGACCCCTATCTGGTTTGGGGAGGGTGGGCCCATCGTTCGCGAGCCTGTATCGGTTTTGGCTGGGACCCCTCGGGGTGGGTGGGCCCAGAGTTCTCGAGCTATGTAGTTTTTGCATAGGGGTATGGGATTATCCCATACCCCTGATCTAGTATTTTAGCTAACGATCTAACGTTATAACAGGATTGCTATATCACCTTTTGTTTATAAATATCCCTTTCATAAATAGTTGCAAAGTACATTTTGTTTTCATTTCTTAACGTGTGATTTATTCTGTCTAATAAATCTTGCAAACATACTTTTTTATTACGCCTGGTTTCATTGTCCCAAATCCAGATCCATTGTCCTTTCTTTTTTCTAAAGTATTTCTTACACTCCGCCATTAAGCAACCTCACTTGTTATCCATACTTTGCCCACTGCACATCTATAACCAAGCTGGTCAAGATCATAATAAGTTATATATCTAATCTTGCCTGCCAAGTCTTTAACAACTCTGCATTTTTCATTCCATTGAGCACGTCTAGTTATTTGTCTAGTGTCCTTGCCATTTTTTAGTTTGGCTCTTGCCTCACCATTGTGGGTATTGGGCCTGTAAGTTATTATAAACTTCTGGCCTATGTTTAGTTTATCAATCATATTATCCTTTCTATGTTATGGGATATTATGTCATATCCCATAACATAAGTCAAGTGTTAATTTAAGTCCTGTCCTATGGCCTTAACATTATTATTCCAAGCTATTCCTATTACTTTCAACCGCTGTCCTAATTTCTCAATTAGTTCCGCTGGCATTCCGCTTTCCATTACATCTGAAATCGCGTCTTCTTTTAGTTTTAATAGCTTAACTTTCTTTTTGCCTATTGGTGTTTTTTCTGCTTCACGCTCCGCGAGTTTTTGCGCCCAGCTTCTTATTTGCTCTTTACAATCCTCCGGAGTTATCCTGTTATGATTATAATTATCAAATCCAATTTTTTCATCCTTTTTGAATTTATAATCTAATCCCTCTTTTTGCTCCGCGGTCAGATTTTTAGTGAAAAAAGTTCTAGCTTTTTTCATTGCTTTAATGTGCTCCGCTTCTGCATCTTCTAACAGGTTTATTATTTCAGTCGCGCCTATCTTATCTGAAAGTTTTTTTTCTGCGCTTTCAGTCATATCCGCAACTATCTTACGAAGAGACAAATCCGCCTCTTCAATCATTGGTGCAAATTTAGATTTTACTTTATCTTTAAAATGCTCCAACTGATATTTAGTCATTGCTTTCATTTGTTATCCTTTCTTTTATTATGGGATTTTATAACACTATTAATAAAATAAGTCAATCTTTATTTTTATTTATTTTAGGGGAGGGTGGGCCCACGGCCCACAAGCATAGGTTGAATAAAAATTAATTATTTATTTGACAGCTTATGGGATATTATGCTATAACTAATTTAATAAAAGAAAGGATAATATGTCAAAAGAAACATTAAGAAAAACAGTAAAGACAATTACTCATCTTGATAGTATGAAAGCAGTTAAAGTTGCTTTCGATTTATCGGAAAGCAATCAAGATAGTATTAATAAAGTAATGGAGGTTGTTAGCTTGATTGATAACAATTTAAAATTACTAGGTACTAAAGTTTTAGAGCTAGAAAAAAAATTGGAGGCTTATGAGCGACCAAAAAATTGAAGCGCTTGAGTTAAGTCTCTATGAAGACTATCTTGAAGAGCTAGAAAAAAAATACTATGGAGGCATTAACAAAGTTTTAAATGAGCCGTGGTTCACTAAAACAGATGCAGAAATAGAAGCAGAAGCGACAAAAAAAGTTAAAGAATTTATGGATCGCAATTCATAAATAATTAAGCCCGGAGATTAGCAACGGCTAATGCAAAATGTTAACACTCTCCGGGCCTGATCCCTGATCCTATCAGGTGGATACACTGGCGCCGACAATGGACCTTTCGGCCGGTAGGATCTGGGATCAGTGAGCACTGATCATTATCCAATCTAACTGGAACGCGAGCGCAAGCTCGCGAGCCGGGGGGGAGGGTGGGCCCGGAGCTCACAAGCAGAAAAAAAAGTTGACAAGCGGAGATAAATAGTTAATATGGGATATTATGAGAATTGAGAAAGCAAAAGAAATTACAGGAAGTTTAAGCAAGCCCCAGCAAGATGCCGGGCCACGCTTATGGTTTACCGGCTAAAGAATGCAAGACCGGCGGAAAATTACAAAAGGTCAAGGGCTCGACGTGCTACGGCTGCTATGCATTAAAAGGCTGTTATGTTTTTAAAGTTGTGCAAGATGCACAGTATAAAAGACTGAAGGCCATCCGCCACCCGTTATGGGTCCGAGCGATGACAATGCAAATCGCAAATAAAAAAACAAAGTTTTTTAGATGGCACGACTCCGGAGATATCCAGGACTTAAGACACCTGGCCAAGATCTTCGAGGTAGCAAAAAGAACGCCGGAAATTAATCACTGGTTACCGACTCGAGAAGCTTGGACAGAGAAATACCAGGACAGAGCGCCTTCAAATCTAAAATTAATTTTTTCTATGCCGATGGTCAATCAGGAAGCGGCGGGCAAGTTTAAATATACTAGTACCGTCGTGACTGATCCAAAAAAGGCCACGTGTCCGGCTCCAAAACAAAACAACGAGTGCAAGAGCTGCCGGGCTTGTTGGGATAAGAAAGTAAAAAATGTTGCATATCTTGCGCACTAATTCCTGGCCCGCTCGACGAATCTGGAAAAAGCTTATCCAGGTTCTATTGGTTACGGCCTCACCGTGTAAGCGAGCCGGCCTGGAATTAGTTTAGAATCATTCTAATGTGGCATCATCCAAAATATTACAAGGAGCTCAAGCGGATCGCGAAGGAAGAAGCGGACAAGCGAGCGAGCGAGCAAGCACGGCGGGTGGGTGGGCCCACGAGCAACGAGCCGGCGAGCGAGCAAGCAAGCGATCAAGCGTCCGATGAGGACGCGAGCAAGCAGCGTTGAATGTGATCCCAATCGTTGATTGCAAGCGATGGTGTTTCGCGGTGATCAAGCAGAAGACCGTGGAGCGAGGAGCTCTTATACAGCTTTATACATTTGAGGGAAGGTATCTGTACGAGTATAAAGTTACGTTTTGTACGAGTTAAGTGGAACAACTTTTGGTGCGGACTAAAGCTAATTTTATTACCAGTAGCAACCTTAAGCTCTACCATAAAAAAACCACACTTATCATTGTATCCCAACAAATCTGGTACACCAAAGGATGCCCAAGATTCTAGTCTAGTCCACTGAATTTTAGGTGTATTCTTCTTAATTAATTTCCAAAATTTAGACTCTGGTTTCATCGTACATCGTACATAAATCGTCCGGTTAAATCGTACACTTATTGACTTATAATCGTACATCATATAAAAGTCAACTATGGCTAGAACTCCGGTATTAACTGAACAACAAATTAAATTTGCTACACTATTGGTGTATGAAGCAGGTAGAAAAAGCCCTGCAGAATGTGCCTTTGAGGCAGGGTATAAAACTAGACCAAGACAATCAGCATCAGAATTAAGAAATCCAAAGGTATATCCATTGGTGGCAGCTCACATAAGAGAGTTAAGACAAGAAGCTCAAGAGAAGTATGGAATCAATTACCAAAGTCATTTGCAAGAAATGGCAAGACTCCGTGATGAAGCAAGAAAATTAAAACAGCTATCCCCCGCCGTGACCGCCGAAAAGAATCGGGGCCAAGTCGGAGGTTTATATATTGACAGGCAAGTTAATATCAACGCCAATGTAGATCTAACTAAATTATCACCTGATGAATTACAGGATAAATTAGATAAAATGTATGATGAGGATATTAAAGATGTTACGCCTGGTAAATCAAAACTAAAAGCATCAGAAGTAAAACAAGACCCTGAATCCGATTAGTCATTTCGTTTGCTCGGCAATACAATTCGTGTAGTTTGTTTGCCGATCTTTTTATTATTTCCATATAATACTCCTTGTGAGTTTGGACCCTTCCTCGGTGGAAGTTGGTTCCATTTTACGTTAGGCATATTCTTAGTCAAGGTTTTATTTTTCATTTATTTTCTCCATTTTTATTATACACCCTTTTGGAAACACATTCCTATCACTAAATAATTCATCATTTGCTTCATAACTTGCAAACGTTCTTACATTCTTTTTATCTTTGTTTAACAAGTATGCGTGAGTTATCATAGTAGATGGCATAAATCCTTCTGCTGTGAATAAGTCTGCGTGCCCGGCATCCCCGGTGATATCAACCCACGTAATTTTGTAGAAGTAATATCTCTTCTTTTTTATAACAACAGATTTATATTTAGATTTTTTAGGACGTCTCATAATAACCCTTATAATGCATAGTGAGATTTTTAGGCAAAAAAGTTTTCAAAAAAACAAAAAGGGTCGCGCACGCAGAGTACATCTGTGCCAAGCCATAATTGCAAAAAAGCCAGTGTTTACACCATTTGTGCCAAGCTGTGCCAAGAGAAATCGATGTCGTGGCACACCTATTATTCGCTAATACCAACACTTCTAATCGATTTTGACCACTGTGCCACCTGTGCCACCATATTTTTTTGATGACTAAAAAAAAACTTTGCCCTAGAATTCCCCTATACACTGGCACACTACTAGGTTTTGGGCACATTTGTGCCACTTTTGATAATTTTCTTAACTCCACAGCCGTGAATCTCAAATCTAGCGTATGGTTGCCACTGTTTACGAATCAGATTTAGCTCTAAAATCAGACTCGACCATTGTTTGGGACTTATGTTTGTCCCTACTATACTCACCTTTTTCATAATCTATACACAA